TGTATGTCTATTGTTGCGTTGTTTAATGAAGAAATTTCGCCAGTGAATTTGGCTACAAAAGAATCGCCCACTTGGAAACCATTTGCAGGAACTGATAAACTACCTACCCCACCATTAATAAGCGATGTGGGAACAGTTGTATTGGTGATAGGAGTAGACTGTGCTGTTTGACTATACAATCCTACTTGCCCCACCACAGTTGTGGGAACACTGATTTCAATTTCCTGTTCTGATTCGGTTATTACTACATTGCTGCCTTGAACCAAAGTTTTTAACTGAGCAGGATTGGTTGTACTGGGAATGTAAACCCCTGCACCTGCTCCTACGTTCTCCATAGAAACGATAAAAGTTCCAGAAGGTGTCAAGTAGTTGCTTAGTAAATCAATGTTGCCGTTGATGTCCTTTAATTTGAGAACCTGTGGGCTATTTATATCCAAAAAGACGGCAAAAGAATTACCATCTGGGCTTAGAATGTTATTTGGTGGCGTTTTAGTTAATCCCATAACTGATTACTACGAAATTACTTGATTTTGTTGGTTTTGCAGTAAACAAAAAAAGAGGGCCGATTAAAGCCCCCTTTTTACCACTGACAAATCTTGGATGACCATCCAATATTTATTTAATCCCTTGACAAATTTATGGATAAAACTCTGACACCCACAAATTTTTCTTGTCAAATGCCGTGTTCTTACTTTTTGACGATTTCTTTTTCGCCAATATCCATTTTCAAACCATACTCTCTGAGTGTTCTATTCACAAAGGGAGAATTACCGTTGTGTTTTAATGTGCTGGCTAAACGATAACCGAACCCTCTCATATGGGATTGATGTGGAATGTACACACCGAAAATAAACTCATTTACGAACTCGTAATTCTTTTTCCATCCAGAAGAAAGGTGCTTACCAGTAGCGATGTAGTTACAAGTATCCTTAAAACACAGTTTCATTGCATCCCCAACTGTCATTTCACGTTTGCTTTTAGTTGCTGGGGCTGATTTGGTCTTAGTTGCAGGCTTAGAAACAGATTTAGATGCCGTGGTTACTTTATTCCAACGCTTTACACCATCCTTGGTCTTCGCTATTTTCCATAAGTTGCCATCATTGCCCTTCATCGTTTTGCCGACTGGGTACAAAGTGGCACTCGCTGATGGCGATGGCCTCATTGTTTTGGCTGTTGATTTGGTTGTTTTCATAATTCAAAGATATTTATTTCTTTCTACTGAGTTTTAATGCCTCCTGTACCTTTTCAGTTCTCACGCTGGCCTTATCACCTCCGCCACCTGCTCTATGGTAGTATGACTGATTCTTATTCACAACTTGATACCTGCCCACAGTTTGAAATGGCACTCCGCTACTGCTCCAAATCATCGCGACATCCAATGCGGCCTTGTTCAAATTGTCCTGAGTGTCTGAAACTGTTGCCGTCAAGTATTTCTTCAGGTTGCTTCTCTCCATCAACAATGCCACCCCTATCTTGTCTTGGTTCATTGGCGAATACTTATCCGTCAATTTCAAACCTGCTTTGGAATAGATGCTTTTTAATGTGCTTGGGATGACTTGATAAAGCCCTGTTGCCCATAACTGGCCATTTGCTGATGACCGTGGCGTGTTTTGGAACTTAATGACCTCCCCGATGGTGTACTCACTCAACGGCTTAGTAAGCCCCTTGTATGGCTTTCCGTACTTCCCTTCTATGTAAGAGTTCAGTTTGTTGCCAGCAGTATAGTAATTCAAATCGTTGTAGCCCTTGGCTTCGCCTTTGAGCACTACGTCAAACAACAATGGGTATTTCTGCGATGATGTGTATCGGTTCGTTGGCTTGATTGGTATCACCTTCTGAATCTCGCCCTTGTAAAAAAGTTTGTAGATAAAGTAAGATGTGCCCACAGCCAGTATGTAGGCGTAATTGTTCTTTACAAAGTTGATAATTGGCTTAACCATAATTGATTAGATTATTCAAATATAACGCTTTTGGGTTATGTATAGAAAAGATGGATTTGCTATGCATTTGTCCGTAACGTGTATAGAAAATGGGGAGTTTCTATGCAGGTTTGGTGTTATTTATGTTAATTCTTTTATTTTTCGTAATAAACTATTTGCATTTATTGTTTTCTTTATTATCTTTGTACTGCGAGACAAACGAACAACATTTTATGCCATTCAAAACAGATAAGTTGAAATTGAATGACCCTTTCTTAGATAGGAGATGCAAACTCATCCCTTGCAAAAAAGAGATGGTTATGTACTGGTACGGACAGGGATTGTCAATTAGAAAGATTGCCAAGATGTTTCAAGTAGACAAACGACTTGTGCAGTTCACCATTTTCCCAGAACGTCATCAACTGAACTTAAATCACCGTAGACCGTGGTGGCTCAAAAGTTTATTATGAGGGGGGTGAGAACTGGGCTACTACCATTCGTGAGCATCGTAGGTATAAATACAACACACTCAAATCTACAGTATGAAAAAATACATCATCCCTATCTTAGTCTTGGCCGCCTTTGTGGTTTTGCCTTGGACGTTTAATCACGTTAATCCTTATGTTGGGATTATTGCAACTATGGTATTGGCCATCTATCTGATTGACCTTATCGTAAAAAAATTCAATTAACCATTATGAAAAAAATATCACTGAAAATTGGTTTTGTGTTGCTGATAGCAATGCTGGCCTCCTGCGAAAGAGTTGCTCCAAACTACTATGGGGTACTTATGGAAAACTACGGTAAAAACGGGAAACCCGATTATTCTCGTCAACAAGGTCGGGTAAACACCTTGGGTGCTGGTATGGAGTTGTTTCAAGTGCCTGCTTGGGAACAACGTGCAGAGTTCACTGAAAGAAACGAAGAAGGTAGCAATGTTAAACGCAAACTTTCTTTGAAGGCTGCTGATAACACGGAGTTTAATTCGTCTCCCCTATATTCTTACCAAGCCATTGAGAACCGTGTAGTTGATTTAGTGTTTCAAAACAGCCGTTTGGGGTCTGGTAGCGACTTTATGCGTTCACTGGAAGACAACGTGTTAGAACCTTTGATTTACGACATCATAAAAGAAGAATCACGTAGTTATGTAACCGACACACTGATGGCTAGCGGTGGCTCATTGAAATTTGAGAAAAGAGTTGAAGCAAAAATCAAAGTAGCGTTTGAAAGCCGTGGTTTGCAATTACTCGCATTCTCTAGCAACTTAGATTTCTCTGCAAAGGTCAAAGCCAAGATTGATAAACGTAACGAGGTGAATACAAACGTATCTGTATTAGACCAGCAAATCGTTGAACAGCGTAAACGTAACCAATTGGCATTGTTGAGGGCTGAAGAGAACAAGATTATTTCAAGTGGTATTACGCCTCAACTATTGCAACAACAATTCATTCAAAGGTGGGATGGTCATACCGCAATTTATGGTAGCGCACCTTTCTTCATCAAAGAGGCTAAATAATTCAAATCATGCAAGATAAAAACGCACCACAAAGAGAGTTGACACTCGGAGAAAAGAGATGTCACATCAACTTCAATCCATCAAGCGATGATAAGATTGGAACATTCAAACGTATGATGGCCGATGCTATTGACTATTGTAACAATGAAATAGATTTATCTACTCATTCAACATTAAGTCAAGAAGAAGAGCAAATCAGATGCTTTGAAATTGCAATGGAGCATCTTGAAACGGCCCAAATGTATGCGGTAAAAGGAATCGCCAAAGGTTTGAAGTAATGACAGCACAATTTAACGGAACTCAAGAAGAGTGGGATGCTCTAACTAAACAAAACAAAATCGGATGGATTGCTAAAGTATGTCACCAAGCAAATAAAGCATGGTGTGAATCAGATGGGGATTATTCTCAAAAAGATTGGCTTACAGCAGAACAATGGCAAATTGAATCAGCAATTAGTGGAGTTAAGTTTCGTATAGAAAATCCAGATGCTCCTGCAAGTGCTATGCACGATAACTGGAGTAAAGAGAAGATTGCCGATGGCTGGGTGTATGGAGAGGTAAAAGATGCTGAAAAGAAAACTCACCCTTGCTTAGTGCCATTTGAGGAATTACCTTTGTTTCAACAAAAAAAGGACAAATTATTCTCGGCCATCGTGGATGCCTTGAAATAATAAAAATAGAGTGCGGAGAAGTGTAGTGGTTGCATTTGTGGCTCATAACCACAAGGTAGTAGGTTCGATTCCTGCCTCCGCACCCAAAGTGTTGTTCCTGATACGGTAAGCAAACCGTTACGAGATGAAGGGTACTAAAAACTAGAGTATAAGTTCTCTACAGCACTGAGGATTTCTCACCCTCAAACATAGTCAAGTATCTTAATTGGTAAAGGCCCCGACAGTAAGTTGGGGGGATTGCGAGTTCGAATCTCGTCTTGGCTACCAAAGAAACAAGTAAAACGCAAACGCACAGTCCCTTGATGCATCAGGTGAGGCGCACACTGTATACTGGATGACCTCTGTTTCTTTAACATAGTTAGGTGGCGAAATGGTAAACGCTTAAATGGAGTATCATGTTGTAGAACCAGTACGAAAACTACATCCTCTATATTCAAGTTACGGGTTCGATTCCCGTCCTAACTGCAAAGTGTTGGTTGAAAAACAAGGCTTTTGTTTCTATATAGGAAAGGTGACTAAGAAACGGAAACTAGAGTCTTTTAGAGGTACAATCACCAGTATGGCTCTTACAACATTTAATTAGTTAGGTGGCGGAATGGTAAACGCTGTGAGAGTATGTGTATGGCTCTGTTAGGTTCGTGTAACGCTATTAACAGGAATTAGTAGATGATTTCAAAGATAAAAGCACATACAAAATCTACATACGGGTTCGATTCCCGTCCTAACGCAAAGGTTGACCAACATCAACCCGTCTTCGGTAGGGAGATAAATTTTTCATGTATATATAGGTAAAAAGGCAGGTGTTGGACTGCCTTTTTTTATGCCTTTCTGATTATTTTTTATTTTCTAAGATAAAATGTTTGCAAATAAGATTTCTTTGTGTATGTTTGCAATACTAACTTATACTATTATGAGAAAACTCACCACAGCCCTCGTTTTGATGCTTATTAGCATCGTGTCTCACGCCCAAGTATTTATGGGAATTTCAGTATCTGGCCCTGTTGCCTCCTTTAATGCACAATTGAGAGCGAAAGGATTTGTAATGGATGCACAGCAAACCCAAGGAGACCTGTATGTCTTTAATGGCACAATTAATTTGAAAGATGTTGAAGTAGTGGTTGTTACTACACCCACGTCAAAACTGGTAAAGAAACTTGTTGTGTTTTATGAAAAGCAGGAGAGTTGGTATAGTTTGAAAAGTGAGTTTGCAGAGATTGTTGAAGTCATTACAAAGAAATACGGCAAGGCCGATGACAATTATGCGTTTTTCAAAAGCCCGTATGAAGAAGGTGACGGTTATGAGATGACCGCAGTTGCTACTGAGAATTGTTTCTACCTGTCTGCTTGGAAAGCCAATGCAACCTACCCCAACCAAACGATTGCCGTGCGTATCACTAAATCAAAACGTGTAACCCTTGTTTATGAGAATGATGCGATGATGGCCAAAGGGGATGCCGAACAAGAGAAAATTGACCAAAACACTTATTAAACCTTTCTAATAAACAACCATTATGGGCAAATTCATTATGCTCGGAGAAGACTGGAGAAAGTTGATAAACGAACACAACATTCACGTGATTCTTGCGACCTGTATTCCTGAAACCGATTTTTTGATGGGGAAGATGGTTGTGTACTTACAGACAACTCATCCATCGCTATTCATTACTACACACTATGCTTCCTTCTATGATAAAGAACGATTAGTGCTGGGGATATTGAAGCCAGTGCCTAATGACTTGAAAGATTTGGCTGAACCTGATACCCTTGTTGGCAAGCCAAACGACCAAGTGCTAGAAATTCACACAGAAAATGTCGTTCACATCACCATCGTGAGAGAAAATGAAAAAGATGAATTGTTTAATCACTTGAAGAAGTTCATGCAGTTAAGCCAAAAGACCACCTCTAATAAAAATAATAATGAAAACTGAAATTAACGCCCAGCAGACACCGCTAGAACAAGCGGAAGCCTATTTTACCGAATGCGTAATTATCGCAAACGAGACCGATAACATCGAAGAACGCAAACTTAAGTTTGAGCAAGCCAAAATGACGACAATAGGTTTTTTGAATTTTCAAATTGACTATTTTTTACAAGTACGTGCTGAGTTTGAGCAAATCATCAGCATTACGGAGAAGGCCAAGCCAAGCGGTCAATAGACATTGTAGTCGTTAATCCAGATATTGCGTGTCTAACCAACGGGCTGACTACTCCCGTACAAAATCCCCCTCCTTTGGGGGATTTTTGTTAGCCTGAGAGCATGACTTTTTTAATTCAAAAAATTGTCTAATTTTGTTTCCCCACTGATTAAACCACCCACACATTATCAAAATGACCAAAAAAATACTTGACTGGCAAAAGAAACGAAATCAGCGTGTTAAATTATACGCCAAAGTAGTTAGAGCAGTTCGTAAAGAGTTCAAATCTAAGAAGACCGAACTGACTTATGAAGAAGCAAGGGAATACGCAAGTAAGAATGTTTATCCAAAATTCAAAGGACAACCTGCTTACAAAGTCAAAGTAAAAGACATCCGTGAAGCAACACGTGAAAGTCTTGCTCCTGCTCCTGCACCTGTTCCCCCACAGAAACAATATGTTGACCCTCGAACAATCGGGGAAGAAGAAGTTTCTGGTATCAACTGGTTTGACATAGACGGATTCTTAACGGGCGATTTGTCTCCAAGTATCCGACAGGTGCGTGCCTTGAGAACTACCGACAAGGATTTGCGAATGATGATTTTAGCAGGCGAGTACGGTAATACAGGTGAATTTAATCTGAGTGATTACGAGTATGTGAGTACTGGATTACAGGACATCGTTGAAGAAATCCGTAGAACAAGCCCATCAGTAAGTTCTGAGCCATATTTGACTTGGGAAGGTTATGTTGGTATTCGTGCAGGGGCAACAGACTTAACAGACCCAGATAGTTATGTTTTTCAAATCATTTTGATTGAAAACAACCAGCCCGTTGTTGAGCCATCAACAATTACCACTTTGCCCCCACAGCGTATTCAAACCCCTGAAGATGTAGAGCGTTTGCGTGAAGAACAAAGACAGCGTTTGAAAGACGAGCGTGAAAGACAAAAGGCCAAAGAGGAAGCAGAAAAACGCAAAGCCCGTAAAAGTGCAAAACGCCCAACCACCAAAAAGCGTGTCAAAGAACCAAAAGTGAGCGTGCCCGAACCGCCAGCAAAACCCAGCAAGCGTGAAACAAAAGCACAGCAGGTTATTCGCCTTAATGAGATTCGTTTGCGTGAGTTGGAATTACTCCGTGCAGAGTTTGATGATAAACTTATCAGCAAAGCAAAATACAACAGGCAGAAAGCCCAAATCATGAAGAACTACGAAGAAGCATTCAAGAAATTGCGTGCAGGTGGTATCATCTAATTCTTTGAAAACTTTTTATTTGCAAAAACAAATAATGTGATTACATTTGTGATTACCAATGATATAATTATGAAAACTGTATTAATCCCAGACCAAAAGGAGGCCAATGAAAAGTTCTTTAGGATGATGATTGGCACAATCAAAGAAAATGGTGTTTACGGCTATGCCGATGGCAATGCAGTGTTCACCAAAAAGATGGGCAAGTTCTATGGCAATCAATCTGACATAGATGCGATTCGTCATTTGGTGAGCGATGATTTTTTTTATATTTACTTTCAAAACATTGACGAGTTAGAACAAGTTGAACCATGAGCCACCAGTACCCAAAATTAAGCAAGAACCAAGTCTATTACTTTATGAACAAGATACCGATGCAATCACGCAGAGTGTATGATGCAGTTAAGCGAATAGTAGACCCAATGCCTGAAAACAAATTTGATTTTAGCGAACTGATGAACACATTGTTTTTCAGTAAGGACATCTTGATGCGTACTGGGTACTTCCATCTAAAAACTTTGACAGACAAAAATCAAAAATACAAATGAGCAAAAGAGACGACTTGATGGTTGTGGACAGAGAAGCAAAACTGTACCGTAGCCACGTACCGCTTTTAGACAAGTTGATGCGTAATGGCAGAGACTTTTTGGTTAGAGAAACTCCCTTTATGACCACACTTATCTATGATGGCCGTGAAATCATTTACACGAAGAAATCTCTCGCATTTCCTCCCAGCCAATTATGGATTTTCAGAAGCGTGAACAATGATGCGACAAAGTTCGCTCAGGCGGTGGAAGCAGGTAAGGCAACTTTTACTTTGCCTGAGAAACATCCCACCAATCACACCAACCTTGAATATGATGATAGCATCGGAGAAATTACAGGAACAGACGTAAACTCCGCCTATTGGACAATCGCACATCAACTAGGCATTATTAGTACCCGTACATACGAGAAAGCAGGACAAGACTACCATAAAGTCACACGCCTTGCCTCTTTGGCTATCTTAGGGCGTACAATGGCTTACAAGCAGTACAAAGGGGGCAAAATGCTCAAAGAACCCAAATTGCTTACAGGGAATAAAATCATCAAAGACTTTTATCGTGCCATCCGTTACAAGTGTTACGAACATATGCAAGTGATGGCCAAGATGCTGGGAGATGACTTTGAAGCGTACAGAACGGACTGTATCTATTACCGTGATAGCCCAGAGAACCGACAAATGGTGTACGACTATCTTGACAATCAAGGCTTTACATACAAGCAGTTGGTATTTGAAGAGCCACCAGAAATTGAGTAGTTTTTTATTTGCCAAAACAAATCTTTTAAGTATCTTTGTACTGTTATGAGTATCAAATTAGACTTAATCACTATCAATCCGCATGATTTGGTTGACCAACCCACTCTTGCTTCATATATGAGTGAGGGAGCAGACCCAATCTTGGAAAAGAATAGACCTTTCTATTCTAACAGCAAAGAAATCTGTATCAATGGTATTTACTTTGCTTTGACCACTTTCGCTGAAGCAGACAGTAATTTCACTGTATTGTCGCTTTACAAGCGTTCCCCACGCCAAAAGAAAACGTACCGCTATTCATTTGGGGCATATGACCCAGCAGCAAACCAACTGTATTGGTTTTTCAATGCAGAGAGCCAAGCACAGAGCCGTGACTTAGCCGTGCGTACATTCAATGCATTAACAAAATGGTGCGATGACAATTGCCCCAATTACATTCCATTTGCCTACAAAAAATAAACATATATACTATGACTACCCAACCTACACTCAGAGCGATTCTTATCGCCCCCGAAACAAGAACTGTAACCGAGATTTTCATCCCTGAGAACAATAGCGTTTTGGAGGAATACTACAAAATCATAGGTAACGGCTGTGACACCATTGCTTATGGCACGTCAATGATTATTGATGATGTAGTGATTGATGCTATCTGTGATGATGACATTCTTTTACGCAAAGACAACATCGTTGGTGGATGCTGGTTTAACAAAGAAACCGAGCAGGCCACAATCATCGTAAATAACGTGATTCTGGTGGCTACTGACGAAGAAACTGGAACTACCATCAACAACACGATGACTATCGCCCAAGCGGAAGCCATCATTGAATGGATAACCAAAGAAGAAGCCATCGCATATGCCAATGCAATCACCGAGGGCGGTTTTGACGTTACTGTTTACTAACTATGGGCGTAACCTCCAATCCCAACACCTACCACTATGAATTATCCATTGACCAAAAACAATATCACGTCACATACATCAAAAGCGATGACCACACCTTTGTCCGTGAATTACCCCCAAACTTTACAGGGAAAATCACAAACCTACCCAAAATTTTCGAAGCATACGACTTTGAACAATGGGTACGAGACAATGGTCTGCTACAACGAGGTTTATTACAGTTCAACGAAGAGCAAGAAACTTGGAATGATTCTGAATGCACAATTACTTTCAAATCTTGGCTTGAAGATTCTGAGAACACCGTCATACAGTCAATACTTGAATTTTTGGAAGAAAGCGGCTTTGAACATTAAAAAAGGGGTAGTAACGACCATTACTACCCCCGTGAACAACATGACCAAAACCAAAGTTGCGAGACAAAGATTTGGACAAGACAAATTTATGGATTCATTAGAAGAAACGTATCGTGTTTTATTGTCTGACAGTGAGTACATATGCAACGCATTCAAAAATGAACGCAACCTGCCAAAACATAAGCCTGCGCTGGCCAAAATGGTACGCTTGTTTAAGAGTAAATATCAACCATTAGAGAAAACCATGTTGGGATTCGCTTTGAATTTCCATCTGAAAATCGTAGAGGATTTATTAAACGAAATGACAATCAAATTTTACAAATACTATTTTGACGGGCAAGAAAAGCCAGTAATTATAGAAGCCGTAAGCAAACAGAGTGCACACTATGCATTGCAGCAAATTTTACCCAAGTTATCAGACAAGGGCTATAATTTACAAGATTTGAAAGACATGAAAGTTGAAAGCCCGTTGGTAGGGGTTAATCGCAAGCAGTATCAGGGCAAGTCTTATGTTTGGGGTGCTGAAGGTTGGATTGAAGATAATCAGGCAAAATAATTGCCAGAGCAAAATATAGAGCACTCATACAAGAAGTTAACTATTCATATGACGATTGAAGAACAAGCCCAATTAATCATTGATACTTGGGGTAAAGAAATGGCGATTGCAAAAATGAAAGCCCTGATTTTTAATACTGAAGTGTCGTTTGACAAGATGGGATACACCCCACAAGACCTTCGTAATGTAAAAGAGTGGAAGCAGGTATTAAAAGCAATTGAAACCTTGACTCAAGAGCCTAAGTGAAATGATAAAATTCAATCTGTATTCTAAATTAAGCAATATTCCGATGGATGATGTAAATTTGCAAATCGCAGATGATGTAATTCCCGTTGAAACGGAACAACCGTCTGAGAATGACAATAAGATTTCAGCCACAACGACTGTTCGCATTGTGAAAAAGAGGAAGAAGGAAGGCCGCATGGCCTTCTTTTTTCCTTTAATTACATTCTATATTCATAAATTATCAAACCCCCACAACCATATGAAAACATTGAACATTAAAATCCCAGAAGGTTATGAAATTGACCGAGAGACCAGCACCTTTGAAAAGATTGTATTCAAAGAGATTAAGAAAGAAATGCCTAAATCTTGGTACGAGTTGCGTACAATAGATGGCTATTACGGAAGTTCAGCCACTTTGTCGATTAATAAAGTGGAAGGCTATGTCACAGCCCCTCAGAACAGAAGCATTTTTGTTACTAAAGAGCAAGTGGAAGCAGCAGTTGCACTTGCTCAATTATCGCAACTAAGAAAGGTGTATCGTCAAGGTTGGGAACCTGATTGGAATCACCCAACTGAGAAAAAACATGGCATTTTTTTTGGTGAGGGCGAACCAGCGATTACGGCATTTTTTAATACTAATTGTTTTTTGTCTTTTCAGACCGAAGAAATTGCAACACAGTTCTTGGCAAACTTTCGTGACTTAATCATAAAAGCACGCCCATTGATGTCCTAAAGGCATCTTTTGGCCCGATTACATTCTATATTCATAAATTATCAATTCCCGACCACCATATGAAAACACTAAACATTGAAATCCCAAAAGGTTATGAAATTGACCAAGAAAAAAGCACATTTGAAAAGATTGTGTTCAAAGAAATTAAAAAAGCCCTTCCTAAGACTTGGGAAGACTTAAAAGCGTTATCTGGCTGTTATGTAGGTCGAGACTGCGATTTAGTTAAAGTTACAGATGCTGTTATTGCCTCTGATAATAGAAATGTATTTAAGACAGAAGAACAAGCCAAAGCGGCAATCGCACTTGCTCAATTATCGCAACTAAGGGAGGTATATCGTCAAGGATGGATTCCCGATTGGGACTCAAAAAACAATAAATATTGCATAATTGAAAATGAATTTGGATTCAAAATAATGGTAATATATCAAAGTCCTACATTTCTTTCTTTCCCATCATTAGAGAGAGCAAACTATTTCTTAGCAAACTTTAGTGACCTCATCATTGAAGCACGCCCATTGTTGTCCTAATGGCATCAATAGTTTACAGAGTTCCTGTATAAACTAAGTTCTGGAAATCTAAGGTATCATTGGTGGTTTGGAGAATAGGTTGACCTAAGCCACCAGTGCTCACCCAAAACAATCCCAATGCCGTTTGAACATTCAATGCAGTAGCAATCTGCTGAGCAGTAGTAAAATTGCCATAAACAGTCACTGATGTATAACTTACTTCGGTGACTTTTTTGTAAAATAACTGTACTGCGGAAATGTCATATGGCTCTAATGAAACAAAGTTCCATTGCCACAGACCATTCGCATTCACGCTCTGAGCATAAGTATCTGGTGCTCCACCCAGCAGTGATACATTACCACGGAAAGGCACTCCCAATGCCGTGCTATTGTTTTTAACCTGTAACTGAACGAGAATGTCCCTTTGGGTTGGTGCTACATCCTCCCTATCAGGGAAATCAGCCAAGTAATCAAAATACTCCAACGTCTCAAAGTTGGTAGCCCCACGTAACAAGTTGTTTGTGCTCTGTTCCTCCAGCGAGAAAACACAGAAAACGGTTTCTCCTGCTTGAATAGGCATTACAAATACTTGACGGCCATCAAAGGTCAACTGTTCGTGCTGTTTTGCATCAACTACATCGCTTTCAATAGCCGCAACAAACTGATAAGGGTCAACGATAGGAACAAACTCCTTTAATTCAAAAATACCCCTGCGGTTGTTCTTTTCAAGGGTGATGATTTCAAGTAACTGGGAGATAGTGTTGGCTTTCATATAAAGACCATTCACACCATACTGGTATCCCTGTGAGATACTCTGCTGAATCACATTATATGAGATTTGCCCACCAGCGATTACCTCTAACCACGGTGAGCCAAAATTGTCGTATCCAGCAGCAATAGTTCCCATTACTTTCCTTTCAAGATATCTGTTCCAGATGAATTACGGGCAACAAAGATTTCGCCCTGCTTGTAAACACGCAAACCGTACTGTGATGCCAATTCATTATTTAGGGCGTTCAAGTTAGAACTTGTTTCACCTGCTTTGGTTGCACTGATGTAAGCATCCAATGCAATCATTGCATTCTCTTTGGTAGCCAACTCAGATGCAGGGGCTGTATCGGGCTTAGGTATCAAACTGCCTTTTCCTTTTGGGGTAGTAACATAAAGTACCGCAACTGCGATACCGAACACTATCAGAGCCTCTTTTGCTTGGGTAGAAATGTTAATCATCATACTGCGTTTTCAATATACCAATCTTTGAATGACAACTTACTGCCAGACTTCTTCCATTTTGCTTCATAAATCGCACGCTTCTTCTGTAACAAGGCATTGGCGTTATCTAGACCAGATTGTACAAACTCGTCAGATAGTGCTTTAGGGTTTGTTGATGATGTGGGTTCTTCATTTAACCCCACTGCTCCACCGATGCGTTTTGCGAAACCGAAAAGACTTCCACCTTTACGGAACAATGTATAAACCCCAGCAAGTGTTAAAACAACCGCTGAGGAAACCAAAATCGTGTTAATAGTTCTGCTCTGCATAATTATTTATTAAAGATGACGTACATCAATGTTCCCAGCACAACGAAACCGCCCACGCCAATAGCGAGATACAATTTGCTATTATCGGCCTTGCTGCCGCTTCCAGATGCTCCTGCTTGAGCCTGTGCAAGAATATTCAACTTACCCAAATTGAATTGTTGCTCTTGGGCTGTTTTTGCCAATCCTAACTCATTAGCCAAACGCTGTTGAGAAAGACTGTAATCCATAGCCCTACGCTTTGAAGCATCAACTGCACCAACGGTCAATTCACCGATGATTTTACCTGCTTCTATGTATGGGTTCGCTTTGCTTGCTCCTGTGGCAACTGATTCTGCTCCCCCTGTCTGATTAAAGTACATCATATTATTTCGTTCTTATTAGTTCTACAATGATAAAAATAACCGCCACTGAAATGCCTGCAATTGCAATGGTCTGGTCTCTTTTTACTTTTTGGTCTGCCATCTCTTGTGCTTGCTGTTGCACGGACAGGTTTTCGTTTATTGCGTTTACAGCATACTGCTTTGCAATAGATTTTAACGCCTCTTGGCGTTGTTGCTCGGTTTGATTCACCGCATTGCTGCGTTGCTTTAACAAATCGCTCTGTGCTTGGTAGTAATACTTATCTCTGGCCTTCTTCTTATCAGAAGCCCCTTTAGCAACACTATAAGCCGCTACTGCTACCCCTATGATTAATGGAATTGCCATTATGAGAATACTTGACTACCGATATACTCTCCCAATATCTTGTAATTGGGCATTTTCAAATGAATACCGTCTGTGCTATCTGTACGCTTGAAATTAGCGTAAGGAGCAACGATAACGTCTGCATTCTTAATCTTTGACTGATTGTTCTTTTGCAATTCAATCAAACGATTACGACCAGATAACAACGATGTCTGTGTTGCACCTTTGTACATCTTGGTCAAATCGTAATTGTACGAAACATTGTAAGGGGCATACCCCTGTACAACAATAACCTTTGAGCCTTTACTCTTGCCCAAAGTCACCATTGATTGAATGTTTTTTGTAATGTCATCAATCTTGGTATTTCCGTAAGCATCATTAGTACCACCCCAGATAAAAATGTAATCGGGGGCTTTGTTCTTACTGAGGTAGGTTTGCAGGTTGGTTAGCATCCAAGATGTAGTTTTTCCATTGCTGGCTACCTTTGCGATACTACCCAACCCGAACTTAGCCTTAATCGCTTCAGCCCACGAGGGGCTGGCAACGGTGTGGCTATCACCTACAAACACTGCGGATTTACCCTTTGATGGTAGTTTAGCAACCTGTTTTTTAGATACAGGCTTAGGTTCTGGAGATGCCTTTTTTGCACCCAGCAAAGTTGTCCATAAACCCAATATCCAAATCATAGTTGTCAAATTCGTTTACTTTTTAGAAGCAGGACGTTCTGTGGGAACTTCCTCGGTAACGGCAGGCTGCTCTTGACCAACTTGCTCAATTAAGCCAAATTCAACATCGGGCTGGCTATCCATAAAATCCAAGGCCTTAACGATGTTAGTGGTCTCAACTAAACCAAAGCATCCTCTTGAGATGGCAACGTTCAGTGCTTCTTTAATTACTTGCTTAGCAAGTGGTGAGTTCATTGTGTTGTTCATATTTTTTTCATTAAAATTGTTTTTTATTCAGTTTAATTTGAGGTGGCTGACCAAGGTAGTGGCGTAACTTCTGGAGTTACGGGAGGATTGATTTGAGAATCAATTTGCCCTTGAATAGAGGCTTCGTAGTTGGCTACGCCATCAACACCCAACGTTTCTTGAATCCATCCTACCACAATGTCGTTAGTCAAATCCTCGTAAGGAATGAATGGAGTTACCTTGTCGGTGGAGAATCTTGCAGAATCTTGAATTGATGAGGTATATTGTCCATCAACGCCCGTTACTTCGTAGTTAGCGATAACTACATAGTTTTGCTCCCCTGCGATAGTTTCGGTGAGGAGTTGTGTTACTTTCCAATTAAAAGTTGTCATATATGCGAATTTAGTTAAATTATGCCTTTAATAAAATTTTATAAGCAGTGCCATTGATGATTACTGACCAAGTTCTGTCAGATACTACCGCTTCTGTAGTAATAGCACCTGCGTTAACAGAAGCACTACCTACTACAAATTGGTTAACTCCTGTAGCGGCAGCGTTCATACCCAAAACAAGACATCCATCAAATGTGGATGTAGAGTTTCTGCCAATCGCCGTTACATTGTTTGCGTTACTTCCATTACCTGCTATGTATCCAACAAAAGTGTTATTAACCCCTGTGTTAACTGCGTTACCTGCTTGATAACCAACAGCAGTATTATTAACACCTGTATTTGCACTTAACGCTTGAAAACCTACAGCGACTATACCTGTTGCCGTAGAACTTGATTGTGCGGCTTCTGCACCTACCGCAGTATTACCAAATCCAGTAGAATTAGAAAGCAATGCAGAACGACCTATAGCAGTATTAGAACCTGCACTTGTATTATTACCTAAAGCGTTTGCACCTAAAGCCGTATTATTTACTCCTATGTTAATCAGTACACCTGCTTGAAATCCTACAGCAGTATTATTATTACCCGTACTCGCAGTCAACGCCTGATACCCTATTGCAGTTATGCCTGTGCCTGAGGTGTTGGTACGTGCAGCGTCTACACCTACAGCGGTGTTGTTAGATGCTGAATTTAATATCATAGCAGAAGTACCCACTGCTACGTTATTGCTTCCTGTTGTATTTCCTAACAAAGCGTTTGTACCTACTGCGGTATTAGTAGCACCTGTAGTACATTGCAATAATGCAGAAAATCCTACTGCTACGTTATTTGATGCTGTGGTGTTTGCTACTAACGCTTGGTTTCCTAACGCAGTATTATTACTACCCGTACTAACCCTCAACGCTTGATAACCTATAGCAGTAATACCCGTTCCGCTTGTGTTGGTAGTTGCTGCTTCAAAACCTACGGCTACGTTGTTGGAGGCGGTGTTGGCAGACAAAGCATTTACACCTAAAGCGGTGTTTGAAGAGCCTGTTTGATTCGCAAAAAGCGTGTTCCTACCTAAAGATGTGTTGTTTGCACCTGTGGTCGTAGAATAACCTGCGTAAGAACCAATAGCCGTATTGTTATTTGATGTAGTATTTGAACGACCTGCAAGATATCCTACAGCAGTATTTTCTGTTCCGCTTGTGTTAGCGTTTGACGCCTCAAATCCTATAGCGGTATTGTTAGATGCGGTGTTGTTAGTCAATGTGTTTCTACCGACAGCAACGTTATTAGAACCACTTACATTTAACTGCAAAGAAAAAGAACCTATAGCCGTGTTTGTGTTTCCTGTTTGATTTCCTGTTAATGCGGAGTTCCCAACTGCAACGTTTCCTGTTCCCGTAGTATTTGCGGTCAAAACAACGCTTCCTAAAGCGGTATTATTATTGCCCGTACTTAATCGTAACGCTTGATAACCTATAGCGGTGATACCCGTTCCGCTTGTGTTGGTGGTTGCGGCTTCAAAACCAACTGCTGTATTATTGCCTGCTGTGTTTACTTGTAAAGCCAAAGAACCAACTGCTACGTTATTATTTGCATTGTTATTGTTCAATGCAAAAGCACCTAACGCTACATTGTTTGAACCTGTTGAATTTAGATATAAAGAAGCATAGCCCAAAGAAACGTTTTGATTACCCGAAACGTTAAAATTACCACTTAATCCACCTACCACAGTATTGTTTATACCTGTAGTATTACTTAACAAAGCATCCACACCAACACCCACGTTGTAAGTTCCGCTTGTGTTGGCTCGTAACGCTCTGTAACCCAAAGCGGTGTTGTTTGAGTTGGTGTTGTTCTGCAAAGCCAAATATCCAAATGCGGAATTGCCAGTACCCGTAGAATTTAATTCCATCGCTTGAGTTCCGACAGAGGTGTTGCCCGAACCCGAAGAGTTAGCATACAAAGCCCTATAACCTACGCTTGTATTGTTGTTTCCTGTTGTATTTGTAAGCAAAGCAGAAGCACCAATACCTGTGTTGTAATCGCCAGATGAATTGTAGAACAGTGCAGCGTTACCAATACCTGTGTTATCAGTTCCATCAACGTTTGAGTACAACGCACCATTACCAAAACCAGTATTGAATTGCCCCGTTGTATTTGCTCGCAACGCTAACGCACCAAAGGCCGTATTCCCCAACACCCCTGCGTTGTTGCTAATTAAAGCATCCACACCGAATGCAGTGTTATTAACTACACTTCCACCACCTCTGGAAGTAATACTTGTTGTAGACAACTCTAAAGGACTGGTATTGCCATTTTGGTCAGCAACCTTTGTCAAGGTACTGCTCATCGCAACGCCACCCTCTAATTCCAAAACCCCCGTAGGCAATGGCATATCGGGCAAGTAGTTTGCCATATTCTCAACGTTACCATTAATGTCTTTAATTTTTAATGTGTTGTCGTTGATATCAACAAATACTGCAAGACTATTGCCGTCTGGTGATGTAAGATTATTCTGGTTAGATTTAGTAACAGTCATTTTTATATTTTTTAATTATTTAAGTCTCAAAAAGGTCGCTTAACAAGCAGGGTTTCTCAAATTTGTCACCATTCTGAAAGGCAACACAGATTTGCTTGTTACGCTCAAATAGAAATGCGGAAAAGGTGTATGGGTCGGCTTCATACTGCGTAATTTTCTTAAGTAGCAATTCGTAAATGACAGGTGATAATGTGGCTTCTTTTCCAAATACGTCCAGTCCGATTCCCATAATTTCCTTAAACGTGCTTTTCTCTTTTGCGAGTTTCCACTTGCGGTAAACAGAGTAAGAAAGTCCTTGTTCTTCATTAGAAATCTGAATCTTTACTTGTACATCATCAACGCTTACATCTTGAGCCTTTGCCAATTTGCTTAACCCCTTGTGAAAGTCTGATTTGATTTGTCCTAAAAATAATTCTGCTATCATTGTTTTGTATATTGTTCAATACAAAAATAATGATTTAGGGGTAATACTCCTTATACAGATTATATAGGTTTTTACCAGTGTTTGAGAATTGGATAGGAACTTTAACAAATCCGAATGGCGTTTGCAACTTCATCTGACCTACAAAGTTCAATTCAATGTCCTTGGTAGCAATCAACTGAGCGAGCAAGGTTCTCCAGTTCTCGTAAATTTTATCGGGCATCACGTCAATCGTAACAAATATGCTTGTCTTGCCATCTGCCAATACGGTATAAGGCCCTGCTTGAACGATGTTAGCGAGTTTCTTGCCGTTAGATACCACCGTGATATCAATATCCTTAACAACTGCCTTAAATGCACTCTTGTTGATGATAGAGAAATACGTGTTGAACTTCAAAGAGGTAGCAGATATGCCCACCCACTGAAAAGAATCAACTGAGTAATCCCAGTTCTTAGCCAGAACCACGTTCTTGTATAAATAGCGAAGCAACGTAGCACCTGCCAACGTAGCACCTGTGAACAGTAATATATTTTTTGCTTTCATCTTATTGTGGCTTAATCACTTTGTTTACAAAGATTGTCAACGCAAGATAACTCACAAACCCAACACCAGCAATTAATGCCCAATTAGGTTTCTTGGTTGTTCCAGTTGCTGAATCTTGTGGTGTAGTACCAGCATCGGGCAAAGGAGCAAGCCCTGCACTTGGCACACCCCCATCAATTACAGGGGCTGACGGTGTTGCAGGCTTAGGCGTAGATGGAGTAGCAGGCAAAGATGCACCTACCGACTTCAAACGGTTCTGTAAATCACCCAAATCAATAGACAACAACTTGATTTTGTTATCAAGGCTTTTGATTTCTGCCTGTGCTTGGTTGATAGCAACATTCGCTTGACGAATCTCTCTCTCACCCTGCTTGAATCTTGCAGTAGCCAATTTGCCGTATCCTTTTTGCTTTTTGTCTTGCTCGCTGGCTAACTTCACTTCTTCTTTCTGCTTCTTTACTTGCAGAGAATTGATTTCTTTTTCCAAAGAGGCAATCTTACTTTCCAAAGAACTTACGCTATCACCACTGGCGTTAGCATAAGAATTAAGGCTCATCATATCAGCGAACTTTGGCAAAACAGGAATACCGAGGTTAGAATTGATGTATTGCATCTAATTATCCTTTCAATTTTTTAACAACTACCACTGCAACACCAACAAGGGCAAGGCCTCCCAATGCATACAGTACATAGTTCATAGTTTTACTTCCGCTACCAGAACCTGCTGCTCCACCAGTTGCGGCTTGAGCACTTGCTCCAACAGATTTTGACAACTGAGAAAGGAACGATTGGTCTTCTGCTTGTTGCTTCAACACTTTGCAGTTCATAGTTCTGAACTTATCCTCCAACTTCTTCTTGTGCGAGGTCAAAATGTTATTGTAATCATTCAAAACACGCTTTTCTCCCTTTTTAGTCTTGGTGTTGGCGATTTTAGATGCGTTATTGGCGATTTCGGCTTCAATGCTTGCAAGACTATTCTCTATAGCCACACAATCATCAGAGATTGGATACCACTGAGCCACTTGGTCAGCACGACTTGGCCCTTCAGAGCCACGTGCGTATGCAAACTCATCTGCAAAATTTATACGGCCATCCATTCCGAATGACATATCACCATCTTGGTAAAAAGAATCTATATCCATTGTTGTTTTATTAAATGTTTTTGTTGAACCAATCAATCTGAGATTTGTCGGTAATAGGAAGCATCTTATCACCAAATGAGTAAACGATACCTAACAAGGTTTTATCGCCCAATAAGCCATCTTCTTTCAAAGGGTAATGTGGGAACTCCAACTCTGGGTGGCTTGCAAAGTAAGCGTTCAATTTGCCCTGCAATGTTGTCACTTTTGCATTCAAAGTCTTGTCCAACAAGCCCTCTGATACAAAGTTGATTTTGCTTCTGTATGGTGTTAAATCCATATCTGGAGATAACAACTTAGACGGGTCAACCACAGGGGTATTGCCGCCTTTTGGCGACCTATTCTTTACCAGCAAGAAAATGCCAGTACCAAACAAAGCCATTCCGCTTGCCAAAACCAATATCTGTTTATTATTCAATTTCATAGTTATATTTTTACTGTGTCCTCCCTTACGAACAATTGAGCAGGAACGATTTTCTCACGTGTCCACCAACTGCGTTGATTTGTCTGTATCTCATCGTACAAGGCTTTATCAATTTTAATTCTGAACCACTTGTATGGTTGGCTTGTTGCTGGGTTGACATTCTTAGTCAAATCATCCACCACAGATAGAACCTGTCCAACGGCCATATTTGGCTCTGGGGCTTCACCGTAGCGATTATTGACCGCACCATCGTTCACGTATGCTTGATGCCTTAATTTCACATTCTTGATTTTAGACACCAACGTAGCACCAACAATCTTGCCTGCTTTAACCAATTCGTCCAACTTGGGGTCTGGCTTTTCTTGATTACCCTCATCGCCCTGTTTGTCATCCTTGGGCTTAGTAATAAAATAAAGTGCTGTCAGAATACCAACAACACCAATACCTATCAACCAACTTTTTTCCTGCTTCGTTATCATTTCGGTTGCTTATCAATTGCCGCTATAAGATTCTTCATCTCAGTATTTAGCGTTTCTTTACCATCGGTGATACTTCCCTTTTTACGAATGTTTTTGTAAATGGCATTACCTATAATGGCAGTAACGACACCAACGGACACCCAAAGGGCTACCGTGGCATATTTGTTATTTCTGATAGTTTGAAAATTCATCATCACTTGATTGTTGCCATTTTATACTTGTAAAACACATAACCCCTAAACCCAAGGTATCCAACGCCAGCAAACAATGTTGTGTACATCAGCAACTTGATGAATTTGGGATTGCTAAAACCATCCGCAACTTGAGAAACCGTATTTGTGATTCCACCGACCAAATCAAAAGCACTTCCAGTTATGTCAAGTACCTGTGGTATAAAAGGCAAATTAACGCCAGCATACGGGTCAAGGTCTTGCGATTTCACATAACTTCTGAAATTGCTATTGGTCGTTCTAAAGTCTAAATGCTTGGCAAACGCACTACCTTGAGCATACGCATAATTCCAAATGATGTTGGCACGGTCTTTACCAAAATGCTTAAGGAGCAACTTGTGCCAAGTTACCCAGTCATCAGCATTCCAGTAGGTATCTGCACCCCACTCATCGTAATTAGGAACGGTATTCCAAGTTGTTACTGCCATAGTATTAGTTCTTTATCTTGCCACCTTTGGTGTTATAGGTATTGCCATCAGCAGTAAAGGTAGGGGTTGCCTTACCTTTTGATGATAACCATACCGCTTTGTAATAGTTCTTGGTGTAGTTATCACCTAAGCCCATCCAAAACTTCGCACCGTCTTTTTCATATTCGGCCTTTGTCATCGGCTTAAATCTTGCGATTTCGCTGGTCAATACAAATTCTCCCATCTTCTTTTTAGACGGTGTGATTATTCCCTTGCCAGTCTTCAAACGCAAAATGACTTCCAACGCTGTGAAAGCCCCTACGCCAATAAGCAAACCTTTTACTACTCTGTTCATATTCTGTGTTTTATTGTATAACCATATTCATTTTCTCAAAGTCGTTGATGAACTTGTTGATTACATCATAACGCTCTTTGTTCTGCTGGCTCGGTACGCCTTTGAAAGTCTCAAGGAACGCTTGATACGCTTCAATGCGTGGGTAGCCAAGACCCAAATAAAGCAATAAACCATTCAAATCGGCTTCTACCTCATCGTCCATCTGCTCATTCAAATAGAAATGGGCAAACTCGTGCAACAAGATGGCCAACCGCATAGGGATGGTAAACTGCTCAAACTGTTTTTTGCTTACTTGGATAACTCCTGTTCGCTTAGAAATCCTCGCAGGGGTATTTACCTCAACACCGTTCTTATTCTTAATCTCAGAGAACAATTTGATGTAATAGTTCCTGTCATTACTTGTGTAGATGGTGTTGGGTTCTAACTCATCCAGATTAAAGCAAAATCTTTGTGCAAATTCAACGAAACTACGAATCTTTGAATTGCTGATGTCGCTAATGTCAATACGCTTCTCCAATGGCATTTTCTCAACACCGATAAACTGAAAAGTGTCCTTCTCTCCCTTTTTAACAAGGGCTTTATCAGTAACCACCTCAACTACCGCAACTTCGGGGCTTAGGGGCATTCTGACAAACAAATTTTCCTCTCCTGTTACGGTTTTGTAACGATTGGTGAATACACGTTTAGGATTAGCAGCATCGTAAACCTTCAAACGCAATTTTTGAGGGCTATCAGTTTTCACTGTAACCTTCAAATTCACTTCGGCATAATTCAATGTTATTTGATATTTCATCCGTTTGCGTTTGCTTGTTTGGTTTCTTCTGGGGTATCATTTACCATAACATCCCCTTGGGTTAATTTATTCAAGGCTCTCTGAATAGTATCAGGCTTGATATTGGTGGGTTCTATACCGTCTTGTAACGGTGTTGCTGTACTGGCAAAATAGATTTTGCGAATAACGATAACCGCCACCAATGCGATACCTAATTTTTTCAATTGCTCCTTGTTCATTCTGCGTTTTTGCTTTTGATAAAGCGATAGCCAACATACGCCAATGTAACTACTCCTACTACAAATAGGACGTTACGCATCAGATTGTTGTTTTTCGGTTCATCGGTTTTGTTTTCATCGCCCAACAGGCTCAACATTTCAGTATTGGCTTCCACATTTGGGATGTGTACGCCTTTGGATTTTTCTCTTTCAATCCAATCCTTGAAACTGAGTGTTGTACCACTTTCTTTGTATAATTGATTCGCACTTTTCATTGGTCTTGTTGTTCTTTACATTAATAGGTTATCCAGTGTCAATAAACCCCTTCCAGAGAAAGGCTTGAACACTGCACCACCACTCAATCCTGTTTTCATATCAGCAGCAGAAACTGTACCTGTGCTAGTAGGGGTAGGACTACCACCTTGATTGATAGGAACGATTCCACCAGTGCCAATCGGTGTTCCGTTTCCTAAACCTGATGGTCTTGCACCGCCACTGCCAATTCCAGTAATTCCTCCAGTGTTACTTACACCAACGCCTGATTGCGCACCTACACTTGTAGATGATGTACTTGCGGCCACGGGCACATTACTTTTCAAACCAGTTGACACGGCAGCACTAACGGTAGGCATTTTTGATGCCTTAGAAGTAGTTGCAGCAGCAGGTGTGTTTACCACTACCAGACTAGCAGGGGCAAATCCACCGCCACCAAATCCACCACCACCGCCACTTGACGGTTCTTCAGTAGCAGATTCACCTGTAGGCTTATTCTTGCAGAAAAACACGTAATAGGTAACACCTAATAACCCTGCTATTCCGACTATCTGTTCAGTTTTCAATTTCATAATCCTTAATTAGTTTTTTCTACGGTTTTTGGCATAAAATGGCCTGTAAGAAACGGGTTTTGGCCTTTTACGAGCGAAATTCTCCCCAAAAGGGTAGTTTTTCTTCGCTAAGAGCATTTCGTTGCTACCAGCAAAATTTGGGAATGTTTCGGGGTTTACCTCTAACATCATTTCGGGGTCTGTAACGTATCCACGAGGAATAGTCACACCAGCCATACCTGCGAAATTCGTAGATGGGTTGAATGGAACGTCTCCTTTGCTTGTATCTGGGGCTTGCAATACGCTTTTCTTACGACCAAAGTCAGAAAACACAAAGATGCCAACGCCTAAGACGATGGCAGACCCGATGATTACTTTTTGTGCGTTATTCATAGCGTTATTTTTTCTCAGATAAACATTTGTACACTAAGTATGCTCCGAGAGCACCTACTGCATAGTATAAGTATTTGGCTTTCATACAAATTTAATTTTTTTAGATGGGCTAACAACAAAAGGCTTGTACTTTTTGTACTTGGGGAAATTCAACATTGAATCCTTGCTTGTCAAAGGGGCTAAATGCATATAGGGATTACCCTTAACAGTTTGGTCTCCTTCAATCTCAAAGAAATCATCATCACCTACCCAATTCGTAAAACCGTGGTCAGTGTTGGTTGGGATATTGCTGTTTTGCTTATTGCGATATTTGCGTATTTCGTCAACAATCAAAGGAGCAACAACGGCCACCACTATACCGATGATTACGGCTTTTTGTGTTTTGCTATCCATAGTTATTAACCCTTAAAGTTTGGCTCGTCAGTTGCTACTGGGATACCTCCTGCATTGAAAAAATTATCGCTTGCAGTGAATTGCAAATCTGCTAATCCAGTTTCTTTTGCCCCTTTACTTTTGCTAAAGAAAGGCTTAGATTTTGGTGCAAATTTCTTTTTTGGTGATGATTTGATACCCAAGATATCACCTAATCCAGAAAAATTAGATGTGCCACTCTGCAAACCACCTTGCTCCATACCTACTACGAAACAGGGTTTTGCAGTTGATTGTGCCCAAGTGCCAAAGTTAGCACCTTGTGTTTGGTACGCTTTGCCTAACTCGGCATTGTACTGGTCATTGTTGGGGTGCAAACGTGCCAATCTTTCCAAATTGGTTTCGCAACGGGTTTGGGTTGCACGACCTGTTGAGTTGCTTTTTCTTTTGAATCTACTGAAGAATCCACCACTTGCATTCATAAATGGCTCATTAGCAGTAAAACCAAAGAAATCGTCACTCACATAATTTGAAAAGAAATCATCGCCTGCGGTGAAACTTGAAGCACGCAAAGGGTCATTATCTGGAACTACTGGAGTGCCAGTGCTATCCCCTTTTACATTCTTTTTGTAATATTCAATCATAGCGTAAGTAAGTGCTACTGCACCACCAGCCATAAGAATCAATTTAGTGTTCTTGTTCATATTAAGAGTATTTTTTTATAATCTTGTAACTGATAAATCCTATTGTCAAAATTCCCAACACGATGTAGGGAACGCTTGACCTTTTAATGTTTGTATTGTCAACCATTGATTCCAAATAGGTAAATGGGATAAAGACCACTGTACTATTTGTTGCAGTTGTAATGGTTTGGTAGATACCATCTTTTCTTACATCCAAGGGGTTGAAAATAATCGGAGTAGTGTTATCGTGTTTGATAACATCGCCCTTTTTGAAAAGCGGAGTATTACTCTCTTGACCTTCTGGGATAAAATCGGCTATAAATCGGTATGTTGTCATTTGTTTACTTCTACTAAATGGTAATTAATTGCACCGCCTATTAATGTTCCTATAAGGCCAGAGACGTAAAGATTCTTTTTGTAATACCAACCAATCATCAAACCGCCAACAAGCCCTGTGATAGAACCTGTTGCTGTTTTTGAGATTTTTTGGATAAAAGTATTCTTTGGGTCTTGCCCATTCAAGGATTTCACATTTTCTAAAGCATCAGCAAAAACGCTCATTATTTCTTAGTTGCGTAATAGATACCAAAACCAACCAATGCAAGTGCTCCTAAAGCAATTACAACAATACCACCTGTACCCAAACCAGTTGAACTACCTTGTTCGCCTGCTGGGGGTGTAGGAGTTTGTCCTTGCACATCAGCACGACCTTGATTCAAAGGATTTGCACCTTGTGTGCCACCAGTTTTTTGGTAAGCATAGATGCCCAAGCCAGTATTGATGATGTTCTGCGTGGTGTCCTTATCAAAAACACCAGACAACCAAGAACCGAAACCAGTATCACTGAAAGCCTTTTTAGACTTTGCAGGGGCAACGGGAGCAGTTGCAGTTGAACTTGTACCAATACCTTTTGATGGAATGTTCATAATGTCCTTCATAGGGTCACTGGATGCGTTAGCATAGCAATCACCACAAGCATTCTTATATTCCTTGTGCATACTTTCAGCCACAGGGGTAGCCAAGGCAGCAAAATCTTTACGGAAACCACGGCTACGTGGCAACAATGACAAAAAGGCCATATCAATCTTGTCCTTGCTATCATTCACGTTTACGTTCATCCCGTATCGTTGCATCAAAGCAACCACTTCTGGTTTTCTTTCATCAATGGTCTTTGCACTTACGGCAAAAACACCTCTTTGGGTAATTTTATGTTTCATTTTAATTTTTCAAGATTAAAGCAGTCAAAATAATCAGTGTGCTGGCTATTAAGAAAGTGTTGGTGAGTTGGGTTGCTTTTTGGGCTTCTGTGATTTGTTGACCTGCGGCATTCAAATACATATCGTAATGGGGGTTACTCAAATTGGTGCTGGCATCCTTCTGGATAGCAGTTTTATCTTCAGCGTAACACTCCAGAATCAAATCTTTATCTGGATGTATGTCCACAATAGCACGTAACGCAGGTTCGCCCTCAGCCGAAACAAGCATTCTCAGTGCTTGTGGCAGGTTATTGGTGCGAATTTCATACCCAAACTTATTAATCACCGATTTGGCTTCTCTTGGGTTTGCAATCGCTACTCTTTGGTATAGGTTCATATTTTTTTCTGCTAACTAAGTGAAAAAAAAAGGGCAGGCGAAATCGCCCGCCCTTCTTCTCATATTAAATCAAACGGATTAACCGATTACTTTAACGGTTTGTGCTTTTACGATGCCTGGGCTACCGTACTCACGGCTTACAGGACGACCTGCCAAACCACGAGCCAAGTTGATGTTATCAGCAGGGTAGAAGTACAATTTCACAGTAGCGTTAGCCAAAATTGAAGCGATAATCAGTTTGGTGTAACCATCAATACGGTATCCGTATTTCATTGCGATGATGGTTGACTGGTACTGATATGGGTCAATAGTTGGAACGAACACTTTTTGAGCGATGTTACCATTCGCATCTTTAGTGTTAACGCTGATAGTTTCTAACACTTGGTTAGTTGTAGCAGACTGGATGTAAGTCAAACCAGTGCTGTAAGGGCTAACCATGAACTGATACAACATCTGTTGGTAAGTTACGTTAGGGATAGCAGAAGCGATGGTAACAGAACCAATGGTCAAAGAACCACCAGAGAAACCAGCGTTGTTGATATACTCGTAAGAACCCAACACCTCAAAGTTTGATACAGCAGCACCAGTGTTGGTGATGGTCAAAATGTAAGGCTGTGATGTTGGAGCAGAAGGAGCACCCATAGAGGCAGAGCCATCAGCACCGAAAAAATCCTCACCAGCGGTGAAAGACAAATCATCATCAAAGAATCCGTCAGCGTTGGCGAAAGATTCGTGTGCACGGTTTTGTGCATCGGAAAGATATTTCTTGATATTCATAGTTTTTGTGTTTTAAGTTTTTAAGTTTTTAAGGGTTTGTTTGTGCAGGTGCGGTTACTTTTGCCTTGTCCAGCATTTTCTGAACTTGGTTAGCGACCAAAACTCCTGTTGCTACTAGAGCAACTTGGCCGAGAATGACTTTAATTTCGTTCCAATTCATAATTTCTATTCGCTTGTACAATGCAGATTCTACAAGACACATCAAATTTATTTTGCGGAATATGATTAAAAAATAGGGCAAATAGCAAAAAACGCAACCTTTTGAGTTGCGTTTACTTTGCCATCACTTGTACTTAATAGGATACAGCCCTGTTGCGTATCGTTGACGTTTTTAGGCCGCTTAAGTGTAAGTTTGTATCAATCTGGTCTTCACCAACCTTTTTGCATCTTCCATCGTGTATTTTGACTTATTACGCTCATCTTTCATATTCAAATACGGCCTAATCAACTTACGCTGGTTCATCATTATGTAGTCATCAATCACGACATCTAACTTCTTCTGGTCAACAAAACCCATCATTTTCATTTCATCCAAGTTGATGTACTGATAAAAACGCTTGTTGCCACTTTGGTATTCGTTGTTTACCATCCCCTCTACCAATCTCAGGAACTCGTGTTTGTCCTCAAACTTATTGGCGTGCCTGTCTACGCTATCCAAGTTTTTATGGAAACGCATCCAGTTGCAGTTCTGCCAAATCTTTGTGGTGATACGCCCGATTGACTGAAAGTGCATAATGATATCCAAGTCAATGTGACGGTTCGTACAGATAGCCCCTTCAATATCTTTTGGCAAGTGGTCAGATACATACCTGTTGATGTCTTCAATCAGTAGTAAGCCACCTTTGAACTGTTCCAAGATAACGAACAACGTCTCAGCAATTTTATCCAAAGTCATTCTACGGCCATCTGGCAAAAACGGTCTGATTCTTCTTAATTCTACTTGCGGATGCACCGAGAAACGAACAATGTCTTTCAGCCCTATCGCTTTCACGTGGGTAAATTCATCGTTCACATCAAGTATCAAAGCCCTACGACCTTGCACCCCCTTAGCAGGATTTCCATTGACATATTGCTGTAAAAGTATGTTTGTTGTGAAGCTTTTTCCAACGCCTTTCTTGCCCACGGCAACACCTAATTGTGGTTCTCTCATTCTTGATTATTTAATTTTTCTAAATATTGGGCTTTCCAACCGTACAGCATTGACTTGTCAACATTAAACATCTTGGCCACTACCGCTGATGATTCTCTATTGTCAATCCAGTATTTAACCGCACTCTCTTTATATGCTCGCCATTCTTCTAAGGTCATACCTTTTGCACGGGCAATTTTCTCTTCTCTTGAACTGGACATTTTTGACTTCGTTTCATCGCTTCGTTTGTAAGAAGCCGCAATGCTCATTTTCTCACGTTGTTCGTATGTGAACCCACCAACATTCTTGTACCAATCACGTCTCTTCTGCTTATCCTCTTCGGACATCTTCTTACCCAAATTGGCTTGACGTATTCTTTCACGATGCTCTTCACTCATCGTCCTACCTTTTCTTGCAGTTGAAATCTTTTGTCTTTGCATTTCAGTTAAGTTAAATGAAACCGAGCCATTTGACATAGCACTGATATTATATCCTTTGGTCTTGTCAGTTGCTTGGAATTTATTAATCCAGTAAGTTTCCCTTTCCTTAGATTCTTCTAAAGTACATTTTTCAATCTCTTCTAACACCATCGCATCCTGCCCATATTTTTCCATAGCCTCACGCAATAGATGATTGCTGTGACTTTGTGCTTTAATGTGCTGAATGTGACTGTTTCTTCTTGTTGATAAGGAACGATTGGTTTTGCCAATGTAAACCCTGTCGTCTCCTTTGAAATAAAGTTTGTAGATTGTGTATGTAAATTCCATATTCAAATATACTCCGTTTTTTCAAAATGGTGTATATTATTTTTTCCTTCTTCTATTTGAACTTTTGGCAACATTTTCCATATGTGCCAATAATTCAGCATCCCCGAACTCTGGCATCGGTTTAGATTCAACTACACGGCTTTTCTTTGCTCTTGTCTTTACGGGTTCGGGCTGCAAATCATCCAACACCTCAAATTGAGTAAATGATTCCACAGGGGCTTTCTTTTGCACCTCTGGGGCTTCCTCTGGCTCAAAGTATTCTACCGTACCGCTTGGGGCAACTGGTGGTGGCTCTGGGTTTGGTTCGGGTTCTGGCTCTGGGTCTGCATACGCTGATGGCTTAGATGCTTTTGCTGGCTCTGGAGAATACCCTCTGGCTTCCGTCATATCCTTCAACTGGTTCAACAATGCCTTGTTCTGGTTCATCAAACCGTACACCTGCATACCTGTCACCACTAAGTCTGTACCAAAGTAGTAGGCCAACAACTGCTCATCGGTCATACCGATATTACGCTTCATCAATACACGCAACAAAACAGGGGATACCTTTTCTTTGAACTCTTCGCTCATAGAAATCGTACCTTCAGTTTCTGCATTGTACATTTCAACATAACGCATCAACGGAACACTCTGATTGTTTCCCAACGGAATCATAATGTTGGGGTCTACCTCCCCATTACGAATCATCTTCTCCAAACGGGCTGTTGGAATCTTTACGAATCGGTTAGAATAGTTCTTTAATCCAGCGTAACCATCTAAGATAGCATCCACCATCGCTTGACTCGCCATCTTCTGTTCCTTTTTGTCAAGGTTCTCAGTGTATGGGTTAGCACTTCCAGCAGGTTCGTCTGCTCCCCACACTTGACGTGGGTCAGCACTCTCGCTTGGGTCGTCTTCTCCTAACTGTTGTCTGAAATTAGAATCGAGTTCCTCAAATGACGGCATTGAGAAAGTGGGTTCTTCAATAGGGGTTACATCTTCAATTTTAACATTCGGTCTTGTATAATCTCGTTGAACGACATTTTCTTCCAATGGGCTAAACGATGTTGTAAAACCTGTCTCTTGGGCTGATTGGTTGTTTTCCATTTTATGCAGGGGTGTTTAAGATTTGCTGTAATTTTTCTTTGCAAGCATCAAACTTGCTTTGTATCAACTGCTCAAACTTGTTGTCAGTATTCAATGTGTTAATGTGCTTCTTGGCTCTGGACAGGCCGCTTTTATCTTTTCCGACAAACAGGGAAATGTCTTTTAGACTGTACCCCAGTTCTACGTTACAAAGGTAAACCCAGATTCCGAAAGCGTATTTGCGAGGATACTTTTTGTGCGTGCCACTGAGTAGTTCGGCCATAGACATATCAAAAACCGCGCAGATAGCCGTTGCACAAATATTGAGTTTGTCGGTATCAACCTTGTGAATTGTTCTACCGCTATTGAGCAATGAAATTGTATTGGAATATCCAATATCCTCTACGGTTGATGCAATGGCATTAAACAACCTGTTTAACAATCTCTGCGTTTGTGTCTTTTTTATCATTGTTGTTCACTATAATTACCGCCCCTGATGTTCCCCACACTTTGCTCATTTGGTCGTAAGTATGGATGTGGGAATCATTCTCGCACAGGGAATCTTTGAATGCTTTTATCAAGTTGTCCAAGTCTGGCTTCACTGTATGAGGTTGCCCTATCATACTGAGCCGCTTTTTCTTAGACCAAGATGCAGGCATTGGCATTACAAATATAAGAGAAAGACGATTGGTTACAACATATTTATCTCTCCAACTAAAAGCCTCTAATGTTTTTTTGTAATTAAAATAATTAACAACTGGCTTCCTTATAGGATTTAGCCACTTGTCTCGCTGTGTCATTCTGGGCTTGGGCACAGGGGTGACATCCCACTTCAAATATTGTATTTGGTCGTCCATATTTTGCTCTTTAACACTTTGTCGGCACACTGCTTGGCAAAATCCACATCGCTTGGGAAATGCAAACCGTAATACAAACGCTGCTCATTTACTTCCTTGGTCAGTTTGGTCAAATCAGCATAAACCTGCGGATACATAGAACCGATGGTCTCTTGGATAAGATGCATTTGAAACGTGTGGCCAGAGGGATACGCTGGGGTATCTGCACTCGCTGACCTACGGGGAAACAATGACGTTTTGTAATAGCACGCCAACTGATACGGCCTTGGGCGTTGATACTTGTATTTGATTTTAAGCAAAAATGGCTTAGTCCAGTTGATTATCTCGTTCACGAGTTCGGTAGCATCCAACTCGTAATTTCTGAGAAAGTTGATTACGGTATTTGCAAGGTTATGGTCGTAGTATGCAAACCGCTTTGTCTTGCTCTCAGTAAGGTGCTGAAACTCCTTCTGGTACTGTACCAGCACTTGCAGTTCGTCTTGAACCATAGTGCTGGTATTGATTGGGCAGGGCGTATTAAAAATATCTGGCAACAGGAAATCAAACTCGGTGGCACTCTGCACCAAAGTTATCTGCTCAAAGGATGGGTTGCCAAATACTACTTCATCAACTGACTGTCTCATATTTGTCGCCTCGCACAGCACGTATGTTCTTTTCTAATTCGTTCAATTTTTTGGTCGTGTTGTTATTTGTTGCACCAAGATTTCTGATGGCTTTATTATAGTACAATGCCTTGTAACCAAGGGCAATCATAGTCAAAGCGAATATGCCAATGGCTACCCACTGGATTTTATCGCTTCCTATAGAGCCACCGTCCTCAAATGCTTCTGCTGGCGGTGTTGCAGGTGCTTCAGCCGCTGGTGCTGGTGCTGGTGCTGCCGCTGGTGCTGGTGCTGGTGCAGGCGGTGTGCTTGTACTTACTTCTGTTTGAATGTTTTGCATTTCCTTAATTGATTAATTTCAAATTTATGCCAATAATATCTTCCTTGCTACTCCGTTAATCACCACGTTCCAAACGTTTGCAGAAGTGTTAACCTCGGCAGATACTGAACCTGCGTTAACCGCTGAACTACCCACTACAAATTGGTTTGGGGCTGTTGCTGTAGCCCCACGACCCAATATTACAGAACCATTAAATCCTGCACTTGATGTTCCAAACCCTAAAATACTATTGCTGATACCTGTATTGGTAACTACAGCACCTACCGCTACGCTCGCATCAGTAGTACTTGAAACCGACATAGAACTACCTACAAATACGTTATTAGCACCCGTAGTTAAGGTTAATCCTGCTTGATACCCGACAGCAGTATTACCACTACCCGTACTTAAAGTTAACGCTTGATACCCGATTGCGGTTACTAATGTACCCACCGTGTTTGCACGACCTGCCTCATATCCCATAGCAACGTTATTACTTGCCGTATTTAAGAATAAAGCACCATTACCTATGGCTACGTTTGCAGAACCAGCAGTATTTGCCGCAAGTGTATTTGCACCTAATGCCAAGTTATTTGCTCCTGTAGTATTTGCTACTAAAGAACCTTGCCCCAAAGCAGTATTTGCACTACCAGAGGTATTGGCCAACATTGATTGGAATCCTACTGCTGTATTGTTATTGGCGTTAGCAGTTGTCAATGCTTGATATCCAATAGCAACGACTCCTGTACCACCCGTATTGGAACGTGCTGCTTCATTACCTACAGCAGTATTATTTGATGCTGTATTATTATACAAAGCATCTCTACCTACCGCTACGTTAGATGACCCTATTTGATTAGAGTATAAAGCCTGTCTACCTATGGCAGTATTTGCTATACCTGTAGTATTGTTTAATAATGATGAAGCACCCAAACCCGTATTCGCTGCTCCTGTACTTACACGCAAGGCTTGATATCCAATCGCAGTTATTTCCGTTCCGCTTGTGTTTGTAGAAGCCGCTTCGTAACCTACGGCGGTATTGTTTGAAGCGGTGTTGGCTTGTAATGCCAAACGCCCCACTGCCGTATTATTACTGCCTGTAACATTTGACAATAAAGCAGCACTACCTATTGCTGTATTTGCATCTGCTGTTGTATTACTTAATAAAGTATCTTTCCCTAGTGCAGTATTTGCTGTACCTGTAGTATTTGCAGCCAAAGAACTTTGACCTACAGCAGTGTTATTGTTACCCGTACTCGCCCTCAACGCCCTATAACCGATAGCGGTAATACCTGTTCCTGTAGTATTGCTCAAAGCGGCTTCAAAACCTACGGCAGTATTATTATCTGCCGTATTGGCTTGTAGTGAACTTGTTCCTATAGCAGTATTGTTACTTGTTGTAGTATTGCTTAACAAAGCAGCCGCCCCAATAGCCACGTTATTACCGCCTGATGTATTACTTGACAACGTTTGTAAACCCATAGCCGTATTGCTAAAGCCCAATGTATTATTATACATTGCTCTATATCCATGTGCGGTATTGTTATTGCCAGTTGAATTTACTACTAACGCTTGAGTTCCGACAGCGGTATTGTTATTGCCAGTACTTGATTGTAGAGTTTGATAACCTATAGCAGTAATACCTGTACCGCTTGTGTTGGAACGTGCAGCATCAGTACCTACGGCAGTATTATTAGATGCAGTATTTAACAACAAAGCATTTACCCCTACAGCCACGTTTGAAAATGCCCCAACAACAGAATTTAATGAAGCGTGTCCAATGGCTACGTTAGAGTTTCCTGTAGTATTACTTGCTAAAGAAACATATCCCAAAGACGTATTAAAACTACCTGTATTGTTTGCTGTCAACGCATCCACCCCTACAGCAACGTTTTGTGTTCCGCTTGTATTCGCTCTCAACGCTCTGTAACCCAAGGCCGTGTTATTGGAATTGGTGTTATTCTCCATGGCCAAGTAACCCAAGGCGGTGTTACCCGTACCCGTAGAATTTAAGCGTAATGCAGAATTACCAATTGCAGTGTTGCCCGAACCCGTGGTATTTGCAGTCAACGCACTTTGTCCAAAAACAGTATTTGTTGTTATACCTCCGTTTCCATAATTGGTCAGAGCACCAGTAGACACCCAGACGGGTAAATTATTGCCTGCACCATCAGATAGTTGCTTTAATGTGCCGTCAATAGACGTATTGTCTCCTACCTTTATAAGAGCAGGGTATGTATTTGCAGGGGTTGTATTAAATAAAGAAGTTCCCATTTTAATTCCAAGTTTGATTAATGTTTTGCCACAATGTTGTTATGTTCTGCCAGTATGTTTGAGAAAATGGGGCACGGGCAAAACCACTGCCACCAATAAATATCCCAATTCTAATTATCTGTGGCATATTAAAATAATGCTAAAATGTCCGTAGCATTTGTACCAGTTGCCCAAATACGAGTTACTTGAATGGGCATAAAAGTACCATCTGGGATATTGACAAACGTCACCGTCTGCCCTCCTACCATAGTTACTTTCATATCTCCGCCTGTTCCCACGTAAGGCAACGCCCCAGTTGATTGAGGATTATCAAATGTACCTCCGCCTAAAGATAAGTCAGTTGTATCATTTGGGGTAACGCTCTGAGCGTTATACGCTTGGTCTAAATATGTTGGCATAGTTGTTTAATTTTCAGATTTGTGTTCATCTCCACCTTTGCTCGCTCCAAAATAGTAGCCACAAACCATAGTAATGATTGATGTAGTACCACCAGCGATGGTGAAATAAATATCTTTTTGGTCGCTCGGAAAATCGTAAAAAATGATGCTAAACAGCACGATATACGATAAGGCCAATACCAAGATAGCAATCATTGATGTGGCGTTTGATTTAAGGTTAGTAAAAAATCCCATAGTTTTTATTTTTTGTAAAGTCTGTAATATTCAAAATCGCTCAATCCACCTGTATCTCTGTATTTTAACCACTCGTCATAAATCGGCCCAGAAAAGGTTTCTTCAACCTC